TCTCTAACAAAAGACCCTTACGATTGGATTCATAGTAGAACCGTCTATTCAATGTGGGGCAGTGGCAATTTGGAACATCTTCGTAGAGAAATCGGAAAGCAAGGTTACAAAGAAATTTGGAGAAGGGAAGAACCACCAAAGCATAGATACATACAAGTCATAGTTGGTGATAAAAAAGAAAAGAAAGGAATATGAAAATCCTTAAAGCATGAAATAAGACCTTATCCAAAGAATGCTAGAGAATTTAACAAAGGTATAGAAAACCATACTACAATTGCGCCAGAGAGTGAATTAGCAAGTAAATTTTGGTAATATGGCATATGTTTATGGACATAAAAGATTAGATAAAAACCATTTTTTTTATATAGGAATTGGCAATGATAATAAATATCAAAGAGCAAATAAAAATACTCAAAGAACAAAGTATTGGCATAATATAACAAATAAAACTCAATATAAAGTTGAAATAATTGAAGATAATTTAACATGGGAAGATGCATGTGAAAGAGAAAAATTTTGGATTAAATTTTACGGTAGAAAAGACCTGAAAGAAGGTAATCTGATAAATTTAACAGATGGCGGGGAAGGACAGCTGGGTATAATACGTTCAGAATCAACAAGGCAAAAAATGAGGGAACTCAATTTGGGAAGAAAACTTTCCGAAGAAACAAAACAAAAAATAAGAGAATCAAAAATAGGAAAAAAACATAAACCACATTCAGAAGAAACAAAACAAAAAATAAGAGAATCAAAAATAGGAAAAAATAGAACAACTGAACAAAGAAAAAAAATGAGTCTTGCACATATTGGATTGCACGTAGGAAGTAAAAATCCAATGTTTGGAAAAAAAATGTCAAATGAAACAAAACAAAAAATTAGTATAGCTAAAATTGGGAAAAAATTATCGTTGGAACATAGGGAAAAATTAAAAGAGGCCCAGAAAAAAAGAAGGAAAAATGAAAAAATTGGTATTACAAAATAATTTAAGTATATTACATATATGAAATTTTGGGAAACAGGCGAACAGCCAAAAACAGCAGGTTTTGATTTTGATAAAGAAAGACAAGCATTAATTGCAAATTTGGATTATCTCTTTTCAATGTCAGTACAAGAACAAACACTCTACAAAAAATGGTTAGAGTGGAATGAAGATTTGCATACAAGTTATCAACAACTTCCGGCATTACATCAACAATACGATAAGATTTGGAAACCAAAAGATATTTTTGATAAAGAAGGTACTATTACCGAAATTCAAAATATGCAACCTTATGTAGAATTAGTTGAAGATGGTGATGAGGCAACCCGTTGGACTTATATGAGAAAATTGATTTCTTCTATGGAGTTTACACCAAATCCCGGTCGTAATGTAAAGGGGTTTGTAAAGGATATGGTGAGTGGAAAAGTATTGGGTGTAATTAGTTTAGGTTCTGATATTACATCATTAGGAGTACGAGATGAATACATTGGTTGGACTAAAGAAGATAAATTCCAAAAAGGTAAATTAAACAATACCGCAATTGGAACATCCATCATTGCAACACAACCATTGGGTTATAACTTTTTGGGTGGTAAATTAGTATCAGCATTAACTACATCTCCCACATTTAGAGAGCATTGGAAACAAAAATATGATAACACTTTAATTGCAGTTGGAACTACATCGTTATATGGTATTCATTCACAATACAACGCCATTCCACATTTTAAAACATTGGGTGAAAGTAAAGGCAAAATCAGCATTAAGCCTGATGATAAGTTCTACGATCCATGGCACCAATGGTTAAAAGAAAATCGTTCAGAGTGGTACACAAATAATATCACCAATGAACGAATCCGGAATGGTGCCAATATGGGAACAGGCGAAGGAGCTAGTGGTCCTGTAAGTGGTATTAAACAAAAGATTATAACTCAAATATTCAAAGAGTGTGGTATTAAAGCAGATACATACCATCATGGGTTTAAGAGAGGTGTTTACTTTGCAATGATGTATGAGAATGGGTGCGAATACCTATGTGGTAAAGTTACAGATACCGAATTAGTGATGAAAGATAAATTTGTAGAGGGTGATAATTACACAATTCGTTGGTGGAAAAAACAAGCAATCAAACGATATTCAAAATTACATGATGAAGGTAGATTGAAAAACGAAACTCTGTTTTACGCAGATGCAATCGGTATGACATGGGAACAAATGAAAGACAAATTTTTAGCAGACGTGGGTAGATAAAATAACATATGTATCAAAACATTTATTACGAGAGACAGAAAAATTTAATGCATCTTTGGGATGACAAAAGTGGGTATCAAACAATGCCATACCGAAAGTATGCATATAAGAAAGACCCATATGGACAACATCTTTCAATGAATGGTGAGAAACTAACCCGTATTTCAAAGTGGGAAAAGGATGAAAGTGATGACCTATTTGAAAGTGATGTTCCAGAAACAACAAGAGTATTAGTAGATATTTACGATAGTGATATTCCATCTGTAGGTCATAGAATAATGACATTCGATATTGAGGTGGAAATGATATCAGGACTACCAAATACAAAAGAAGCACAAAACGAAATTACATCAATTGCTGCACATGATAGTGCAACAAAACTATTTGATGTTTTCGTATTAGATAAACAAAAAAAAGTTAAAAAAAATGCTGACAAATTTAGCAAGGATGGTAGAGAGGGGAGTGTTCACATTTTCGATAACGAGAAAAATCTTTTACTTGCATTTCTTAATTATTACGAAGAAGTTGACGCGACTATTCTCACAGGTTGGAACATAGATTTTTTCGATATTCCATATCTTTACAATCGTATTAAAAACGTATGTGGAGAAGGACATGCAAAAAGATTATCTCGTATTGGACAATGTTTTTATTCACCTTACAGAGACAAGTGGTCATTTGGTGGTGTATCTATTTTGGATTATATCAATTTATACAAACAATATAATTTTGGTCTGGAAAGTAGTTACACTCTAAACCACATTGCAACAAAGGAATTGGGTAGAGGCAAGGTTGAATATGAAGGTAGTTTGGATGATTTATTTGAAACGGATTTAGAAAAGTTCATAGAGTATAACATTGTCGACGTGGACTTGGTGGTAACAATGGATAACAAATTAAAGTTTATCGAATTGTGTAGAGCAATCTGTCACGCTGGTTATGTTCCATACGAAGATTACATTTATTCATCAAAGTGGTTGGAGGGTGCGTGTTTATCATATCTGAAGGTAAAAGGATTGGTTGCAACGAATAAGCCAAAAGACCGAAGAGAGAGGATGCAGGCGTTGAAAGATAACGACCAAGAGAAATTCATAGGTGCATATGTAAAAGAACCCATTGTTGGTAAGTATGATTGGATTTATGATTTAGATTTGACATCCCTATACCCATCAATCATTATGACCCTTAATATCAGTCCTGAAACAAAGATTGGTAAGATTGATAATTGGGATGCAGAAGCTTGGATTAAAGGTGATGATACCGGAACATATAGAATAGTTGGTAAGGATGATACATACGAATATACAAAAGAAGAACTTGCCGATGTAATCAAAGATAGTAATTTGGGTGTTGCTGCAAATGGAGTTTTATATAATCAGGACAAACCAGGTCTAATTGCAGATATTCTTAACACTTGGTTTCAGAAAAGGGTTGAGTATCGTAAGTTAGAAAAAAAATATGGTGAAGCAGGTGATACCGAACAATATGAATTTTATGGCAAAAGACAACACGTTCAGAAAATTCTACTAAACTCAATGTATGGTGTATTGGGGTTACCGGCATTCCGTTTCTATGATGTGGATAACGCAGAAGCAGTGACACTAACAGGACAAGTCGTAATTAAAAAGACGGCGGAAATGGCAAATAGAAAATATTGGAAAGAATTAGGAACAAAGGATGACTACAATGTGTATATTGATACAGATTCCATTTATATGATGGCAGAACCATTGGTCAAACATCGTTATCCAAACTATAAGGAATTTGATGAAAAGAGGATGGCAGTTGAGGTGGATAATATTGCAACCGAAACACAAACATTCTTAAACTCATTCTACGACTTATTAGCAGAAAGATTTTTCTTTATTCCAAAAGATAAACATAGATTTGAAATCAAAAAAGAATATATCAGTAAAGCTGGATTTTGGGTAGCAAAGAAACGATATGCACAATGGATGATTTTGAAAAATGGAATTCCTTGCGATAAGTTGGATGTTAAAGGTTTAGATGTTGTAAGAAGTTCATTTCCAAAAGCATTTCAGAAATTTATGTCTACAATGTTGAAAGATATTCTGATGGGTAAAGATCATGAATATATAGATGATACACTTCTAACGTTTAAGAAGAGTTTACCAACTCTCCCTGTAAACCTAATTGCAAAAGGTGGAGCAATAAAAGAGTTAAGTAAATACGATAATGGTAAGTGGAAACCTGGATCATCAATCGCAAACTTTGAAAAAGGAACACCCGCACACGTTAAAGCCGGAATTGCATACAATAGATTACTTAAATTCTTTAACGCACCATATAAGCACGAACCAATTAGAGATGGTGATAAAGTGAAATGGGTATACTTAAAAAATAATCCATTAGGATTGGAGACATTGGCATTTAAAGATTATAACGATCCAAAAGAAATTATGGATTTCGTAGAAACGTATATAGATAGGGATAAGATATTTTCAGCAGAATTGGAAAACAAATTAGATGATTTTTATAACGCACTAAAGTGGGATAAAGTCACTGCAGATACAAAGACAGCAAAAAAGTTTTTTGCTTTCTAATAAAAATTTCGTATATTTAACAAACATAAAACTTAAACAATTACAATTATGAACAAAAACAGTTTATTAAAATTTATTCAAAAGTATTCACTAGGTGGACTTATTGAATCAGTAGCATGGAACGCAGAAGGAACAAAATTATCAGTTAGATTTATTTCTGATGATAAAACTCTATTAGGTGAAGTAGAATTCAACGCATTCACTTCAACACCATTTAATGTTGGTATTTATACAACTTCATTATTGAAAAATATGATTGGTGTATTGGATAGTGATATAACATTGAAAGTAGATAAAGCCGGTGAGAAAGCAGTTAGTTTGAAATTGAGTTCGGATGATACCGAAACTTCATACCAATTGGCGGATTTGGGTGTAATTCCACCTGTTCCAGATTTGAAGGCATTGCCTGATTTCGGTATTGCAATTGATATGACATCACAAATGGTAGATCGTTTTATCAAAGCAAAGGGTGCATTGAGTGATGTAGATACTTTCACAATCTTTACGGAGGATGGTGATTTGAAGATGGCAATTGGTTATTCTTCTATATCAACAAACAGAGTAACATTCACAGTAATCAAAGGATTTGATGGTGATGTAAAACCAATCTCATTCTCATCAAAATATTTAAAAGAAATTCTTACAGCAAATAAAGAAGCAACCAATGCAAAACTCAAAGTATCGGTTGATGGATTATCAAACGTTGAATTTCAGATTGATGATTTTGTATGTAAATATTATTTAGTAGAAATTTCAAATTAATAAAATGGCAGAACAATTAGATTTATTCCCACAAGAGGAATTACAAACACAGGGTAGTGTAGAGATACCACAACCAAAATTAATTAAAGATGCAGAGTGGTGTTTTCAATTTTTCAATAATGAACCAGTAGTATTTGGTTGGTCATCAAAAGAGTCCGAAACAACTCCTTTGGTTCTAAAAATAGAACCAATTGATGGTGAATCATTGACATTCCAACATAATGGAATGGTTTTTAGAATATTTGCAAAAGAAATATCAGAAGAAACAAAATTGGAAAGAACAAAACAAAACGAGTCTACAAATGAAAGTGAAAGTACAGAAGCTGGATCCTAAAGCAGTAATACCAACATACGCCAAAGCAGGTGATGCTGGAATGGATTTAGTAATCACACGTATCATAAACGAAAATAAATTAGACATTACATATGGATTTGGAATTTCATTAGAAATACCTGAAGGTTTTTTGGGATTAATATTTCCTAGATCATCCATAAGAAAATATGATTTAATTTTGACAAACTCTGTTGGTGTAATAGATAGTGGGTATAGAGGTGAACTACAAGCAACTCTTAAAAAGACAGGACCTCATTCATATGAAATTGGTGATAGAGCTGCGCAGATTATCATATTACCATATCCACAAATAGAGTTTGAAGAAGCACAACAAAGAACATAGTTTGTGGGTGGAGAAATACCGTCCACAAACACTTGCCGAATATGTTGGAAATGAGCAAGTAAAAGAAACAATCCAACAATATCTGGATACAAATGATATTCCACACTTATTGTTTTATGGTAAAGCGGGAACAGGTAAGACCACTCTTGCAAAACTTATCATAAATACAATAAAATGTGATAGTATGATTATAAATGCATCGGATGAAAACAATGTTGATACTGTCCGTAATAAGGTTAAGAACTTCGCATCATCGGTAGGTTTTGCAGGATTCAAAGTTATTATATTAGACGAGTTCGATTATATGACTCCAAATGCACAGGCGATACTTCGTAACTTAATGGAAACATTTAGTAAACATTGTCGGTTTATTCTTACTTGTAATTACATTGAGAAAATTATTGACCCGATTCAAAGTCGTTGTCAATCTTTCGCAATTACACCACCAACTAAAAAAGATGTTGCAGTGCAAGTTAGTAAGATTTTGGATACGGAAAAGATTAAGTATGACATTAAGAATGTAGCTGATATTGTTAGTTCTTATTATCCTGATATTAGGAGAATACTTAATACTTGTCAATTACAATCAGCAAAAGGAGAATTGAAAGTAGATCATAAAGTAATGGTTGAATCAAATTTCCAAACAAAATTGATTGACTTATTAAAATCAAATGATGACAAACGTAACTTGTTTATGAAAATTAGACAGGCGGTAGCAGATAACCATCTAAACGATTATTCAGAAATGTATTCAATCCTATACGATAAAGTAGATGAATATGCAACCGGAAATGTAGCAAATACGATTATGACAATTGCAGATGGTTTATCCAAAGATGCATTAGTAGTCGATAAAGAAATCGTATTTATGAGCACAATTATTCAAATTTTAAACATAATAAAATGACAAACGGACAATATCAGTTACCACCGGATTTTAAATTAACAGACGCAAGAGAAGTTTTATGTAAATGTGGAAATGATACATATATGCCAGGTGTAAGAGTTAGAAAAGTATCTAGACTTCTGACGGGTACACCAGATGATATGGTTATACCTATACAGGTTTTTCTATGTACACAATGTGGTGAAGCTTTAAATGAAATGTTACCAGAAGAACTTCAAAAAAAGATTATTGAGTAATGGCTGCAAAAAAAATATTTGACCATATCAACGCAATAACATCCGAACAAGACCCGAATTATTTTGATAAACTTTCGGATGAAGATTTGAAATCATGGAGTAATTTTATGATTAATCGTTTTCTTTCTATGAAACCAGAGTGGGTTGAATTAATTGCAACCCTACTACCTTTGACGCAAACTTTACAACCAAAGGAAATGTACAAGTTATATATAAGTGTTATTCCAAAAGGAAAATACTTTTTAAAATATATCAAAGGTAAAGCATCGGATAAGTATGAAGAATTTTTAATTAATCTAATTAAAACGGAGTTTCAATGTTCCGAAAAGGAAGCATTTGATTATATTGAAGTTTTATACTCTACAAGAGAAGGTAGAGAACATATGAAGTATGTTTGTGAAAAATATGGTACTGATAAAAAGCAAATAACTAAATTGAAATTAAAAATTTGATAAATCCAAAAAATTTAGTTATATTACATATATGGCAAGAGTATCATTTTCGCAATATAGTATGTGGAGCACATGCGCACAGCAATACAAATTAGCATACATAGATGGATTATCCCAATCGACATCAAATATACATTCAGTATTCGGAACAGCAATGCATGAAACATTGCAAGAGTATTTAAAAATATGTTTGAGAATTTCAAAATCGCAGGCAGATAAGAGTATAGATTTGAAGCACTTCTTAAAAGAAAGAATGCGGCAATTGTATATAAAAGAATCGAATAATGGTGAAGTTGATATTTGTACAAAAGAAGAACTTATTGAGTTTTTAGAAGATGGAAATATCCTTTTGGATTGGTTTCAAAAATCTAAAAACTTTAATAAGTTCTTTTCTTTGAAGCACGATGAATTGGTTGCAATAGAACAACCAATAAATACAAAAATATCGGATAACGTAAATTTTTTAGGGTTTATAGATTTGATAGTAAAAGATACATACACAAATCGAATTAAAATAATGGACTTCAAAACCTCAACTAGAGGATGGAGTAAGTATCAGAAAAAAGATCCTGTAAAAAACGCACAAATCCTTTTATACAAAAAATTCTATGCAGAATTAATTGGTATATCCGAAGATATGATTGATGTTGAATTTATCATATTAAAAAGAAAGGTTGAGATAAAAGAAGATATTCCAACACATAGAATCAGTAGGCATGTTCCTGCAAATGGTAAACCATCCGTCAATAAGGCTTGGAGTGGATTTAAAGAGTTTGTAGATAGTGTTTTTGATACTGATGGTAATTATCGTAATGATATTACATACTCAAAAAAACCATCGAAACTTTGCGATTGGTGTGAATTTTTTGGTAAACATTGTGATGGAAAAATTTAAATAAAACAATATATATTTTAAATTAAGTTATGGCAAAAAAGAAAATTCTGTTACTATCAGATGATTTAAGAATGGCTAGTGGTATAGCCAATGTTTCAAAACAATTAGTTTTAGGAACAGTAGACAAGTATGATTGGTTGCAGTTAGGTGCAGCAATAAAGCATCCTGAAAACGGAAAAATTTTAGACTTAAGTGAAGATGTTAGGGCGAGAACCGGAGTTGCAGATGCATCCGTTAGAATCATTCCATTTGATGGATATGGTAATCCTGATATTATCAGACAATTGATTATGACGGAAAGACCCGATGCTATTCTACATTTTACCGACCCGAGATATTGGATTTGGTTATATGAGATTGAGCTGGGATAAAGAAAAATACTGGAACAAATTAGAAGATTGGCAAGTCAGTTATGTACCACATGGTATTAATACCGATGATTACGCACCTGTAGAAGTTCCTGAAGATTTTAAAAAGACAATATTTGGTGATAAAGAGTATGAGTTTGTTCTATATTGGAGTAACCGAAATATTAGAAGAAAGCAACCAATAGATGTAATGTTGGCATTCGAATCTTTTAGAAAAAGTTTACCAGAGGATAAACAAGATAAAGTTTGTTTATTAATGCACACTACTCCTGTTGAAGAACATGGAACGGATTTACCAAAAACAGCAGAACACTTGATGCCGGATGCAAAGATTATATTCGCATCAAATAGATATACAGAAAAGGAATTAAACTATTTGTATAATATCGCAGATGTTACTATAAATATAGCATCTAATGAGGGGTTTGGATTGGCAACTGCGGAATCCGTTATGGCAGGAACACCTATCATTGTAAATGTCACAGGTGGATTACAAGACCAATGTGGATTCAGAGATAAAAAAACTGAAAAACTTTTAACCGCCGAAGATTATGTTAAAATAGGGTCTTTGCATGATAAAAGTAAAAAAGAAAGTGTTATATGGGGAGATTGGGTAAAACCAATTTGGCCAGTTCGGTCAACAACAGGTTCAGTTCCTACACCATACATTTTTGATGATAGAGTTGATTTTGCAGATGTAGCACCATTGATTAAAGAATGGTATGATATGGGAAGAGAAAAAAGAAAAGAAATGGGATTGAAAGGTAGAACGCATTTTATGGAAGAAGGTGGATTGAGTAGAGATAATATGTGTAAAACATTAGTAGAAGGAATGGAAACTGCATTAGAAAATTGGAAACCACGTAAAAAATATCAATTAGTTACAATATGAAACCAACATTAATATTTCAAGCTCCAGTATCTACAAGAAGTGGATATGGAGATCATAGTAGAGATTTATTACATTCATTGTATAAATTAGACAAGTTCGAAGTTAAAGTAATTAGTACAAGATGGGGGCAAACTCCAATGGATGCTCTTAATTACGATAAGCCATTCCACAAATGGGTTGTAGATAGGATAATCCCACAGATAACGGAAAAACCGGACATATACATGCAGGTGACAGTACCGAATGAATTTCAACCAATGGGGCACTATAACATAGGAATCACCGCTGGTATAGAAACTACACATTGTGCATTTGAATGGGTAGGTGGCTGCAATCGAATGGATTTGATAATAGTTCCATCGGAGCATTCTAAAAATATTCTTGCATCTACAATGTTTAACGAAGCAGATAATCAGACCGGACAACTTATAAAACAACACAAGGTTGAAAAACCTATTCAGATTTTGTTCGAAGGATTTGATGAAAATGATTTTGGAACAGAATATGTTGCACATATTACCGAATTGGAATCGGTTAAAGAAGATTTTGCATTCCTATTTGTAGGACATTGGTTGCGTGGAAATTTAGGTGAGGATAGAAAGAATGTGGGCATGATGATTAAAGCATTTGCAACCGCTTTCAAAAATGAGAAAGTAAAACCAGCATTGATTTTGAAAACATCTAGTGCAGGATTTGGTGTTATGGGTAGGGAAGAAATAGTTAAAAAAATAAGAGAAGCATTGGATAAAGATTATGGTAAAGTTCCTGTATATCTGTTGCATGGAGATTTGACTCAATCCGAAATGAATGGATTATATGAACATCCAAAAGTAAAAGCAATGTTAAACTTTACAAAGGGTGAGGGATTTGGTAGACCATTATTAGAATTCAGTTTAACAGGCAAACCAATATTAGTAAGTAATTGGAGCGGCCACCTGGATTTTTTGAAAGGAGGTGGTGCAATACTATTGGATGGAGAACTTAAAAATGTTCATGAATCCGCTGCAGACCAGTTCCTGTTGAAGGAAGCACAATGGTTCACCGTAAATATTTCAAATGCATTGGTTAAAATGAAAGATGTTTATAAAAACTATGATAAGTATAAAATCGCCGCATATCAATTAGGTAAACAAAATAAGCAAAATTTTAGTTTAGAAAAAATGACTAAATTATTTGATACTATTTTGAATCATTATAATGTGTATAATAAAATACAACCTAAATTTCAAAAATTAGAATTACCTAAACTAAAAATGTTAAAGTAAAAAATGTCTAATTACAATCCAATATATAGAAAATTTATAGATGATAGAAATGTAATTGTTCCTGAAAAAATGGTAAGGGGCAAGTTTTATCTAATAAAAGAATACGCTTATATTGATGGAGATAAAAAGAAGTTTACAGAAACAACTGCCCCAATAGTATTTACATTGTTTGTATCGAAAGCAAAAGATATAATACATTGTGTAAAAGTATCCAATGTAAATCCAAATGTTATAAAAAGATTTTTTGGTAAATTTGTAAACGAAGAAACCGAAAAATTACAAATGAGAGGTGGTGCAAAGCAGATATACGAAAAAGTTGTTAGCAAAGTACCAACGATTACAAATGAATCTTATAGAACTTATAAAATGAGCGGATTAAATAAAGTTGTTGAGTTAACGATGGATGTAAATGAAATTACTCCAAAAAACAAAAACGTAACAGGAATAGATACAAAATCACAAAAAAGAAATCAATAAGATATGACATCAAAAGAATTTGTTATATGGATGAAGGGGTTTATGGAAGCATGTAATGATTACACCGCAACCCCAAAACAATGGGATAGAATTAAAGAGGAATTGGAAAAGGTTACAGATGAACAAAAACCAATTGGCACTCCTATCGGAATAGGTGGATTTGGAACGGTGAACGTTACACCTGGAACAACAGGTATTTTAAATATACCAAACCTAAATACATCAACTACATATGTGAATCCACAGAGTGGTAGTTGGCATTATACAAATAGTTAATATGAAATTAAGTTACGCAATTACAGCTTGTAATGAGCATGAAGAGATTATTAGATTGGTCACACAATTACTAAATTATAAGGGTGAAAACTCTGAAATTGTAGTTTTATTAGATACACCAAAAGCACCTATTGAAATGGTTGAATATCTGGAACTACAGGCAAACGCAGACAAGATTACATTAATAGAATCCGAATTTGATAATGATTTTGCTCAATGGAAAAATTTATTAAATTCACAATGTGAAGGTGAATGGATATTTCAATTGGATGCCGATGAATATTTGGATCCAAATCTTATTGTTAATTTGGAGGATATTTTAGATAACAATACTGATAAAGATTTGATTGTAGTCCCACGTATAAACACAGTTGATGGATTAACCAAAACACATATTCAAAAATGGGGATGGAACGTAAACGAAAAAGGTTGGGTAAATTTCCCAGATGTTCAAACTCGTATTTATAAAAAGTCAGAAAAAATTGGATGGGTAAATAAAGTACATGAAAGAATAGTTGGATTTGAAAATTACACATCATTCCCAGCCGATGAGGTTTATTGTATTAGGCATCCAAAAACAATTGAAAGACAAGAAAAGCAAAATAACTACTACGATACTTTATGAAAATAACATTTATATACGCATATGAGCCTGATGAAATTTGGTCCACACCGATGTCATTGGTAAATGAATTTAAAGCATGTGGTTGGGAAACGGATATAGTATCAATTGGTAGTAATAAATCGGGAATATATTCTGACACTAAACTTAAGGAGTGGATAGAATCAAATCCAAAAACCGATATTGTTTTATTTATGGATTGGGGAAGATTTGATTCACCGTTTCTTGATAAAAAATATGTAGATGCATTTTGGATACAAGAAAGTGGTGATGACCCACAAAACTGGGAAAGAAATTCACCAAAAGCAAATAAATTTCATTATACCATTACTCCTGATTATGATTCTTATTTAAAATATAAAGAAATTGGAACAAATGTAGAATGGGTTACGCACTTTGCAGATACATCAATACAATATCCAATGAATCTATCGCCAGAATACGTTGCTGTTACAACGCGAGGATTTGGTAATTCAGGATTTTTAGATTATCTTACAAATTGGGCAGAGGGAGCTATTGGTAATAAAAATGGAATGGTTGGCATTGAACATACTGAATTTTTAAATAAAGGATTGATGGTTGTTCAAAATAGTAGATGGGGTGAAATCACCCGCAGAATATTTGAGGGAATGGCATGTGGTAAACTTATCATAACCGATAGATTGAATGATAGTAAACGCTTGCATGAAATGTTTATAGATGGAACGGATATTGTTTTTTATAATGATATGTTTGATTGTATTGAAAAAATAAATTATTATAATGAAAATGAAAAGGAAAGAGAAAAAATAGCATTTAGTGGTTATCAAAAAGTAATAAATAATTACACACAAAAACAAGTAGTAAACAATTTAATAAACAAATATGATGTATTTAAATCGATGGGATTTAATTAATATTCTAATAAGTAAAAATAATTATAAATCTTATTTAGAAGTTGGAACACAAGACCCAACAAGTAATTTTGATAAAATCAATATACAAGATAAGGTTTCTATTGATCCCTTTCCAAAAGGAGAAGTCACATTCATCGGAACATCGGATGAGTATTTTGAATCAATATCCAACGATATAAAATTTGATATCATTTTTATAGATGGATTACACCATAATGATCAAGTACTAAAAGATATTGAAAATTCGTTAAACCATTTGACAGAAAGAGGTTCTATTGTGTGCCACGATTGTTTACCAACATCGGAACATATGCAACAGAGAGATGATCATGGTGGTGTGTGGACGGGTGATGTTTGGAAAGCAATTGCAAAATTAAGAGTTGAAAGAATTGATTTGGATATAGAGGTAGTAGATACGGATTTAGGATGCGGAATAATTAAAAGAGGAACAAACATACCACATATTACTAATGATAATTATTTAAATTATGCATATTATAACTTGAATAAGTGGAATCTTATGAACATAATATCTGTAGAAGAATTTTTAAAAAAACATAAAATATGAAAATACTCATAACAGGAGTTGCAGGATTATTGGGAAGTAGACTTGCAGATTATATTATTGAAAATATACCAAACGCCGAAGTTGTCGGTATAGATGATTTAAGTGGTGGATATAAGGAAAACATAAATCCAAAGGTACAATTGTGGCAAATGGATTTGGTTAAACATCCAATCGAAAATTGTTTCGCAAGCCATAAATTTGATTATGTATTTCATTTTGCCGCATACGCAGCGGAGGGGTTATCACCATTTATTAGGCAATATAATTATGAAAATAATTTAATTGCAACAACTAGAATAATAAATCAATGCATAAAATATGATGTAAAAAGATTAGTATTTACATCTACACTCGCAGTTTATGGACATGGTGAAGGGGGAATGTTTGATGAAGTACAGCAGCAAAGGCCTATAGATCCATACGGAGTGGCTAAATATGCATGTGAAATGGATATTCAAATTGCCGGTGAACAACATGGTTTAGATTGGTGTATCATACGACCACATAACGTATATGGTAGAAACCAAAATATTTGGGATAAGTACAGAAACGTATTGGGTATTTGGATGTATCAACATATGAACTCCGAACCAATGACTATTTTTGGTGATGGTGAACAAACAAGAGCGTTTAGTTATATAGATGATATAGTCGAACCACTATGGAAATCCGCAATATTACCAACCGCATCCAAAGAAATTATTAATCTTGGTGGTGTGGAAGAGTGGTCAATTAATGATGCAAATAAAATATTGAGAGATGTTATAGGTGGAGGTGAAGTTGTGTATAAGGAAGCTAGACATGAAGTTAAACATTCCATACCAACCTGGGAAAAATCTGTAAATATTTTGGGATTCAAACATACGACATCTTTGAGAGATGGTTTAACCAAGATGTGGGAGTGGGCAAAAGAACAACCAAAGAGAGATAGATTTGTATGGCCATCATACGAATTAGAAAAGGGAATTTATTCATTCTGGAAAAAATAAAAAGAAAATCATGAACAAATATTCGGTTATTATACCAACTTTATGGCAATCGCCAAGAATACACAAATTATTATCTGATTTGATTGCATCCGAAAATGTGGATGAAATTATATTGATAGATAATTCAGGAAAATTCTTTGAATATTATGAAGCATTGGATAAAGTAAAATTAGTACAACCAAAGGAAAATTTATATATAGCAGCATCTTGGAATTTGGGTGTAGAACTTTCTAAAAATGAATACATAGCAGTTGTGAACGATGATGTTAATTTTAATCCAATTATATTTCAACTTGTAGGAGATAACGTTGAGGGTATAGTCGGACAAGCAACGGGCAACTATTATAATAATTATACTGAAATGCCATTTATAGCACCGTTAGTTCAAACTAGACCTTGGGGTTGGGCATCTTTTTTTATGTTACAAAAAAAATATTGGCAGCCTATTCCGGAAGAGTTGAGGATTTGGTATAATGATGATTGGATTGTTCGTATTAATTCAAACCCAAAATGGGTACTACACAATTTTTCAGTTCAAACGGAGATGTCATCAACAATAGGTGAAGGTAAATTTGAAGATATAAAACTACAGGATAGAGAGCATTGGGATACTATTTTACAAAAACATTATAGTAATAAGTAATTTATGTATTTACCAACTCCCTATAAAATTAGTTACGATACACAAAAGTATCCGTTTAGAAAAATAGTTTCAGAAATGTTGGAGCTATGGAAAGGAGAAACTATTCCGTTGGAAGATTTGCATATATTAAAATATTACGAACTTTTAGTTAGAGAAAATGATCAATCTACAATCTGGCATAAAAGGTATTACGAAAAGTTTAACGAACAATTTTTATCCACATATTTAGAGTTAGTTAAGGAACTTAAAGATAGATTTGAATATTCTGAAATAATTTATCAATCAATTCCAACATTTCGGGTACAATTGGCAAATGGAAATTTAGCAGTTGGAGAATGGCATAAAGATAAAACATATAATCACAATACATCTGAAGTAAACTTTTGGATGCCATTTGTAAACACCAACGAATATAATACGATTTGGATGGAAAGCAAAGAGAATAAAGCCGATTACAAACCGTATAAAGTAAAATATGGAGAGATATTGGTATTCAATGGTGCAAACTTAACACATGGTAATAAAGAAAACAAAAGTTTTGAAACAAGAGTATCTGTGGATTTTAGATTAGTAGATCCTTCAAAATTTATACCAAATAATATGGGTTCAATTAATATGAATACTAAATTTGATATAGGTGGATATTTTGAAAAATTATAAATTATGGAAAAATTACCAATTAGTATAGGGATATTGAGTTGGCATAGTGGCCAGGTATTAGTGGATACACTAACGACGTATTACAATAATGGATTGTTTGATATGGTAGAGGATATTACAATCCTATTTCAGGAATTTAATGATCAAGATTATCAAATAGCAAAACATTTTGGATTGAATGTCATTGGTATGAATTCTAATATTGGAATTGGAAAAGCATTTATCAAACTTACAGAAAATGCAAAGCAAGATTATGTTTTAGTATTAGAACATGATTGGAATTTGATTGAAGATACAGAAACCACATATAATACATTATACAAAAGTTATAAAGCAATTGAAGCGGGATTAGATGTTGTTCGTTTACGGCATAGAAAGAATCCAGGCCACCCACATTTTTCCTTTAAATATAAAGGACAAGAATTAAGTTATTATGATGAGGAGATTGGATGTACATCACCACATTTGTTGGATTCAATACATTGGTGTGAACCGGATATACAATTCCCAGAACAAATTAAGAAATCCGAAGATATGTTCCATACAACATCTAGATATGGTAATTGGACAAATAATCCATGCTTATACAAAAAGCAATTTTATTTAGATATAGTTCATCCATTTGCTGGTGAGGGAATAGCATTGGAAGGAAATATCAGTAAATGGTGGGCCCAACAAAATTACAAAGTTGGACATAATGATGGATTATTCATGCATAACGATTGGCAAAAATACGGAAAATAATGACAAAATTAATTATATTTGATTTAGATGGTGTATTGGTAGAGGCAAAACAAATACACTTTAATACTTTAAACAAAGCTCTTTGGGAAATTGCAAAAAGCACTAAATATGTTATTTCAGAAGCAGAACATCTTTCTATATATGATGGATTAAAAACAAATCAAAAATTAGAATTACTTACTCAAAATAAAGGTTTACAAAGAGATACATACGAAACGGTTTGGAATAGGAAGCAACAACTTACTATCGAAGCAATATCGGAATTACAACCCGATATCCAAAAAATTGAATTGTTTAAAGAATTGAGAGATAGAGGGTATAAGTTAGCATGTGCTTCAAACTCAATTAGAAGGTCTGTATTGGTGATGTTGGCAAAGATAGGTATTATTGAGTATATGGATTTAATCCTCTCTAATGAGGATGTAAAGAACTCTAAACCACATCCTGAAATGTATTGGAAGGCTATGAGTATGATGGGTGTGCTACCGGAAGAAACTCTTATAGTAGAAGATTCTCCACCGGGCTTATTAGCTGCAAGTAGAAGTAGGGCAAATGTTTTGAGAGTTGATAATCCAAAAGATTTGGTATTATCAAAAATTATTAGTAAATTAGAAAAAACACAGAAAAATATGAATGTACCAAAATGGCAAGGTGGTAAAATGAATGTACTCATTCCAATGGCCGGAGCCGGAACTAGATTTCAGCAAGCCGGATATACATTCCCAAAACCACTAATTGATGTAGAAGGTAAACCAATGATTCAGGTTGTTGTTGATAACTTGAATATAGATGCCACATTCATTTATGTAGTCCAAAAAGAACACAGAGCAAAGTATAATTTGGATGCACTACTAAACTTAATTACACCTGCTTGTAAAATTGTAGAAGTAGATGGTATTACAGAAGGAGCAGCTTGTACAACTCTATTAGCAAAAGAATTCATTGATAATGAGCAACCATTAGTTATGGCAAACTCTGATCAATTTGTAGAGTGGGATTCAAACGAATTTATGTATAAGATGATTGAACAAAAAGTTGACGGTGGCATTCTTACTTTTACAGCAACACATCCAAAATGGTCATTTGCTAAAGTAGATGAGTATGGATATGTTACTGAAGTAGCGGAGAAGAATCCAATATCAGATATAGCAACGGTTGGTGTTTACTATTGGGCAAAAGGTTCTGATTATGTAAAATATGCAGAACAAATGATTAGTAAGAATATCAGAACAAATAATGAGTTTTATACTTGCCCTGTTTTCAATGAAGCAATTGGTGATGGTAAAAAAATAAAAACATTTAACATTGAAAAGATGTGGGGATTGGGCACGCCAGAGGATTTAAACTATTATTTAGAAAATAAAAAGTAATGATACTAATATCGCATAGAGGAAATGTGGATGGTAGAACACCTGAAGCAGAAAATAGGCCGGATTATATAGATGATGCTCTGAAAATGGGGTACGATGTTGAGATTGATGTTTGGTTTGTAGATGGTGAGTTTTGGTTAGGACATGATTCTCCACAATATAAAACGGATTATAAATTTTTAATGAATGAACGATTTTGGTGTCATGCCAAAAATATTGATGCATTGATTGAAATGAAAAAATATGCAATACATTATTTTTGGCATGAAACTGATACCGTAACTCTTACATCAAAAAATTATGTATGGGCATATCCAGGAAAACAACCAATAAAAGGTAGTATAGCAGTATTGCCTGAAACTGAAAATGATTTAGTTTTTGATTGTAAAGGAATTTGTTCGGATTATATAGAAAAATATAAAATATGAGAAAAAACATTGCATTTTTTATTACTCACAAAACTTTAAATTTTGAAAATGCCGAAATGACTTTTGGTGGATTTTCAAGACAAGAATGTGATAAATCTTTTGATACTCTTTACATTTATAATTCACATGAAGATGAGTTATCAAATGAATCTTTATTGAATTTGGCAGATAAATTTAATCTAAAACGTATATTTAAAGAAATAAAAATATTCCCATACATTGGTACAACACATAAATCTTTAGGTGGAGATATTAGTTCAATAAAAGATTTTTGCAAATCCAATTTAGATTCAGATGATAGAGTTTTGATAATAAAATCCGATACAATACCATCTGTTAATTTTTTTGATGATATATTAAACAGGCTACCACAAAATGGTCCTGTTTATTTTGTAGCACCATTTATATGTGCAAAACGTAGAGTGGGTGATGATATGATTGCAGAGTATTCTAAAAGAACATCATATATAAAATCGGATGAAATAACTTTTTTTGTGGAAGATCAATATCAAAGTCAAGATAATGATTTTACAAATAGAGATGGTGTTGATGTAACGAGCGAAAGTATATTGTTTACATCCTGCTATGTAATACGAGATTTTTCATGCCACTTTTTATCCGTATCTCTTTTTGATTCTGTTAGAATTGAAAATAAAAGTTGGGGAGGTGTGTGGTTTAGTGCATTAACGGATTACTTTGTACCAACCGATAGGTCTTTTGTTATCCACAAATATCACGACATAGTATCAGAAAACAGAGAAATAGATAGAGAGGGGCCAGTTAAAATTTGGTTAGAAAGTTAATGAAAATAGCAGTATTACTTCCGGGACATATTAGAACATGGGATTATTGTAAGCAAAATTTTATGGATACAATTTACGATAATAACCATACAATGGATGTATTTGTAGATACATATAATGAGATCTTCAGACCTGATTACGAACTACATGATGAAAATAAAATGAATATTATAAAAAGTAATGATGAAATAACTTCATTATTTGATGGTATAAATGTAGTTGATTTAAAAATTGAAAATACTCCAATCGGAAACCATTCCATATTACAAATGTATAAAATTTTAAAAATAACAAATACATACGAGGAATATGAAAAAATACATGGTAAATACGATTTGGTAGTCAGAAGTAGATTTGATATTTTATTAGATAAAAAAATTGATTATGAAAAAATATATGAATCTTGTAAAAATTCAAAATTAATACACATCGGTGATGGAGCAGTACACCGATCAGACAATGACCTATGTGCGGTATGTAATACTGATACATTTAAAATTTATGGCAAACGAGTTTTACACGATGAAGGACCACATGGTAGTATGACAGTAATAGCAAATATATATGGAATTTATTATTCACAAACCATTGGGATTTCCATAGTAAGATTAGGAGGACCCGGACAATCAGTACAATCAAAAATTTATAATAAAACTTACAAAATATCAAAATGATAAACTTATACAATAACAGTAACGTATCGATAACAAACAATCAGGACATTTATAGCAACTGGAATAACTTTATATTAAGTGAAGAAAGATCCGTTTTTAACAAACTTTATAGTAGAATAAGATTCTATGAAATGACAAAACACTTAATGGGAGATATTGTAGAGTGTGGTGTTTTTAAAGGATCCGGACTTGCCACTTGGTTAAAAATACTTGAAATGAACGAACCAAATAGTATTAAAAAGGTCATAGGTTTTGACTTTTTCAATCCTGATTTTGTAAAAGAATTGGATGATGAAATCGATAAAGCAACTATGAGTCAAGTATTTGATAGATGCGAAGATTTGGATAAAATTGAAATTTCAAAAGATGGAATTTATAAAAAACTTATTAAATGTGGATTCAAATCTGATAAGTTTGAATTAGTACAAGGAGATGTAATTGATACATCTAAATCTTTCTTAATGGATAAACCAGGTTTAAGAATCAGTATACTTTATTTGGATTTGGATTTGGATATACCAACTTATACAGCATTAAACAATATGTGGGATAGAGTGGTTGATGGTGGTGTTGTGGTATTCGATGAATATGCATACCATAATTGGAGTGAATCAAATGGTGTAGATAGATTCATTAAGGAGAGAGGATTAAAATTAGAATCAACGCAACTAAAAACGCCTACTGCATTTATTATAAAAAAATGAGAACTGCAATCTTGATAATAGGACACGTTAGAACATGGTCCGAATGTAGAGATAATTTCATAGATGCATTTCGGCATCTTAACCCGGATGTTTTTGTATCGACGTATGATTTAAAATTTAACTATCATCCAGCACAACAATGTTGGATGGCAGGACAATCTGATTCATATATGTCCGATGGTGAGATAATTTCTTTATTTAATGGAATTAATTTAATTGGATTGGATGTTGAGGATATTCGGAAAGTAGTTAACGAATATGAATTTATAAAATCAGATTTGAATCCGAACTTTCAAACCGAAATGAATACATATCTTCAATATAAGAAAATAAAAAGAGCAATAGAAATGTTGAAGATGGTAGAAGAACAAAATGGGTATAAGTACGATACTATTATCAAAATCAGGTCGGATATTCATCACAACAAATTTGAATATCAAATTGATGATAAGCATGTTATAATTAGTGATGGAAATGTTTTTCCAAATGATGTTATATTTGCTATGTCCAGAGATAACTTTATTAAAGTATCTGATTTTTTTGTATCAGAATTTTATAATCCAATTTATTCTGATAGTCATTTAAAGGCACCTCACAATTTACTATTGCGGGGATTTGAATATATTGGTGTTGATGTATTGGAAAAAAATTTGATGAAGTATGTTGTTAGAAAAACAGGTAAACAATATTATAATAATATAAAATAGATATGAGTGATATAAATATTGTAACGGGATATTGGAATGGTAGAAGTGATAGGAGTGAATCTTTGTATTTAGATAATTTTAAAAATGTGCTATCCCTTTCGCATAATATGACCGTTTTTGTACCAAAAAAATATGAAGAATTCGTATATAAGAATAGGTCAAAATTTTTGGATAAAACGGATGTTGTTATTGTAGAATTGGATGATATAAAAAATAAATATTTCAAAAATTATTGGGATAGATTACAATCAATAAGATTAAATCCAGATTGGTATAACTCCACTCATTGGTTAACAGGAACACCACAGAGTTTTTCGGAATGGTATAATCCAATTGTAATGAGTAAAGTTTTTTTTGTTAATGAGGCATATGAAAGAGATAAATTTAATAGTAATACTTTTATATGGGTTGATGCCGGAATAACCCAACATATACCAACCGATATTGTTTGTGATGAAAGTTTAAATGGTATGGCAAAACGAATCAAATCGGTTTTGTTTCCATCAATAGATTACGTTGGCACGGAAGTTCATGGATTCGATTATTCTGGTTTTAAAAAATATACGGATATTATACCAAACTGGTTATGTAGAGCAACTATATTTGGGTGTGATAAAAAGTATGTAAAAAAATTTAAAGAAGATTATTCATACTATTTAAATGATACATTGGAGTTGGGATATTTAGGAACAGAGGAATCGATATTTTCATTACTAACATGTATAGATTCTAATACTTACGAAAGATATCATACCGAGAGACAATCAATGCCAAATAAGTTTTTACAAAAAATGAAAGAAATGGAAAATAAAAAAGATTTAATAATATCGGCTATAGCAAACTACAATGTAGATAAAATAAAAAGTTATGTAAACTCCGTAAATAATTGTGGATTCGATGGTGATAAAATTATGGTTGTATATAATGTTCCGGATGAAACTATAAATTACTTGCAATCAAATGGTTGGATGGTATGCATAGGCCAGCTCAATGGTCACCCGCACATGAAAAGATTGATAGATATATATGCGATATTGAAACAAATTGATATAGAATATCGTTATGTGATAACAACTGATGTTAGAGATGTTATATTTCAAACAAATCCATCCGAATACCTAAATCAACATTTAAAAAATAAAATAATAGTTTCAAGCGAAAATGTTTTGTATAGAGATGAACCTTGGGGCAAAAAAAATATATTGGAGGGATATAATGAATTATTCTGGGATAGATATGAATCTGAACATACGTGCAATGTTGGAGTAATAGCCGGATATTATGAGGATATGCTGGAACTACTATTATTAAACTATTTGGTATCGCAAGCGGGAAATACAGAACATTTCACAGATCAAAGTTCTTTTAATTTTGTGATACATAATAAATTAGTAAAAGACAAAATACAGATAGCAGGGTTGGATACAAATTGGGCATTACAAATCGGAACGCTCTCAAATAATCAATTAATAGGTAAATACGAATTTGATATTAGAGATGGTGTTATTTTTAATGGTGAAACCCCGTTTGTTATAATCCATCAGTATGATAGAAATGAATTAACAAAAAATATAATTAAATGAAAAAAATAGTTATTACAACCTTTGTAATGCCAAATGAAATAGATGATTTGGAAAGATTATTGGGAGATTTAAATAGAGCATCAAAGTTTATAGATGGAAAAAACTATGAATTATTTTTAGCACTATCTGTTGATGATTATTTGGTTGATTGGGAAAATTCAAAATTAGATAAACAATTTTTTATTGATAGATTTAATTCATTAAAACTACTGACGGAGTGGGCAGGTAAAACAACCTTCAATGTAAGGGATGATATAATGGGATGTACATCTTTAAGAAGAATTTCGCATTTGGAATGTAAAGATGCTACACACTTTATTTGGTTAGATACCGATATTTGTTTTGATGATAAGATATTATACTATATAGAGCAAGGTATAGATGCAATAGGAGAAAGTATTTCAAAATATGTTATTAGTCCAGAATGTGTAAAAATATGGGATAATACTTGGAACTGTTTGGTAAATGAAAAATTCTTAAATAAAGAAGTTGGATATTGTAAAGTAAATAATCCATTTATTGATAGTGGTGAAGTTGGAGAAGTTGAGTTGGAAACTCTTTTTAATAATGTACCGGGTCAACCAAAAATGAAATTCGGAGGTGGATGGTTCAATTGTTTATCTAAAAAATTATTGGATAGAATTCCTATGCCAGAATCAATGGGCCACTATGGACCGGATGATACATTTATTATGTGGGCAGCGGAGAAATTGAATCAAAATGGAGAATTAATATATCAGTTCAAATTGAAAAATTATATAGTTTGTGAGAACTATGCATATAGAAACCGAAACCATTATAATACTTTAATAAAAAGAATTGATAGGAAAGAAGAATTTAGACAACAATCAAATTCCGCATTTTCAATAGAAATAAATAATATAAACTAATAGTGATTTATTAATAAAATTTAATATTTATATTCGTATAAATGAATCAATATGAAATTAGAATTGACAAATCCTAAAATTTGGAAAAAAATATCGGAGAGGAATATGCCTACCAAACATAAAATAAAAGTTTATGAAAAAATGGGTGGAGCATATAGGTTTGGTGAGAATAAAGGTGAGCAAGTGTTTAACACTATGACCGATGTTTTAAAATACAAATTGAACGAAGGACCTGGAGATGATCATGAAGTTGGTATGGGGATGGGGCAATTGGAGGATATAATCAAAAACGCAACCGAACTAAAAGGTAAAATAGGAACACAAGAGAAAAATCTTCCGGGTTGGATTTCCGACCATATTTCGCAGGCAATGCAATTCATAAACCAAGCAAATACAGGCTACCACGAATTAAAACCAGAAGAATAAATGGATAATTTATATACCGTACTAATCACCGCAATATCTGTATTAGGAGGAACAACCGCATTCAGATACTACGAAAAACGTGCTATCCGTAAAGATAGAGAGGATGACTTCATCAGAACGGATTGTAGAGAACGTATCGCCAAATTAGAAGCTTTACTTGTTGAAAGTAAGGAAGAAAAGGATGAAATGCGTCAACTCATTTTAAAGTTAACATCCGAAGTTGCGGAGTTGAGAACCAAAGTGGAATATTTAACAAGTGAAAACGAAAGATTAGAAAAAACCAAAAAGAAATTATTAAATGGTTAAAAATGGTTTCATTGACGGACTTTGGAGCGGACTAAAAGTTGATTTTGGGAGAGTATACTCCAATCCACTTATCAATGCGTTTAAACAGATTAGTGAAGCCGATAGTTCTAAAAAATTAAGAGTATTTGATTTTGATGATACTTTAGTAAAAACAAATTCTTTTATATATGTTAAACATGGTGATGGAAAAGAATCCAAATTAACACCGGGTGAATATGCGGTATATGAACCAAAGGAAACTGATAAATTTGATTTTTCAGATTTTGAAAAAGTTCAGCAACCACAAGAAATTAAAGGTGTTACAAAATTATTAAAGACAGTTGCAAAATCCGAAGGAGAGAGAAAGGTAGTAATACTTACAGCAAGAAGTGCTTATAAACCTGTTAAAGAATATTTAAAAGATATTGGATTGACGGGAATATATGTGGTGGCGTTGGGAGATTCTGATCCACAAAAAAAGGCAGATTGGATAGAAGATAAAATTAAAAGGGGATATAATGATGTTTTTTTCATTGATGACTCTCATAAAAATGTAGCGGCAGTTTCTAAATTAAAAGAAAAATATCCAAACATGAAAATGAAAGTTCAGCATGTAAAACATGATGTTCCAAAGGCCCCACAAAAAACATTCAATCATTCCGAAAAAGAAAAAGAAATGCCAAATAAAAAAGAAACTCCAAAAGGAAATGATATGAGTTTAAAATCTCTATTACCTAAAGATTTGGATAAAAAAGTTAAGAATCCAGATACAGGGAAAATGATTAAAATAAAATCAGCATTAAAATACGATAAAGATACAAAAGCATATAAAGCAGCAGAATTTGCATTAAAAAGAAAATAAGTTATGATATACCTTTTTACAGGTCAGCCAGGTAGTGGTAAAACTACATTGGCAAAAAAGTTACAATTTTGGTTACAAACAGATAAAAAGAACTGGCGCAAATCCGTATTTCACATAGACGGTGACCAATTAAGAGAATTATTTCCAAACAAAGATTATTCAAAAGAGGGTAGATATAAGAATATTGCCAAAGCATTTGATATTGCTAAATATTTGGATGATTGTGGTAATGATGTGGTCATAAGTTTGGTATCTCCGTATAGAGAATTAAGAGAACAATTTAAATCTGAATGTAAAGTTACAGAAATATATTGCCATACAAAAAAGATGAGAGGTAGGGAGGATAAATTTGCATTGGATTACGAACCACCTGTGGAGTTTTTTGTAGATATAGATACATCCGATACTCCTGATAATACATTTAATAAACTGATAAAAATTTTAATTTGATATACTTATTAGTATTAAATTAAAAGTTATTAGTATGGAAACGGAAGAAAGTTTTTTCCCCAATTTACAACAGAGAACAAGCGGAAAGAGAGGCGTTGGCGCCCGTCCACTACTCGAATCACAAATAAAAGCAGCACAAGAAAAATCACAATCCGCATTTGAAGCGGCAAGAACTTTGGGTGTTTCATATAACACCTATAAAAAGTATGCAAAACTTTATGGTATTTTTGAAGATTTAAAAAATCCATACGGAATAGGTATTGAGAAAGCTAAAAGAATCAAAAACAAAAAATATCACATTGATGATTTAATAGCAGGCAAACATCTTAAATATCCATTACATAAATTTAAAAACAAATTATTTGATAGTGGATATGTTCCAAAAGTCTGTTCAAGTTGTGGGTTTGGTGAAGAAAGAATATCCGATGGAAAAATGCCTTTACTTATAGATTTTCTTGATGGAAATTTAAATAACAGAAAATTAGAAAACATTAGACCACTTTGTTATAATTGTTTTTTCCTATTAGTTGGGGAAAGGAATGTAAAAAATTGGTATGAAGAAAATGGAGGAATACCGGATGAAGAACAAAATATACAGGAGCAAGGTCCCATTCAGGATTAGTTTTGGTGGAGGTGGAACGGATATGCCGGATTACTGCAAACATCATACGGGCGCAGTAATTAATACCACAATCCGATTGTTTACACATACATCTTTACAATTAAGAGATGATACTAAAGTTACCTTTAAATGGGTTAATAAGGATGAATTTGAGGTGCATGATTTTAGTAATAATTTAGATTGTTCATATGGATTAAAGTTGTTTAAAGCAACTCACAATCATATATGTAAAAGATTTAAGTTAGAACCATTTGGTTATGATATTGTAACGTGGCAAGATGTTCCGACTGGTAGTGGTTTGGGAACATCATCAACTCTCATAGTTTCTCTTATTGGTGTATATACTGAACTATTCAATTTACCATTGGGAGAATATGATATTGCTGAAATGGCAATTCAAATTGAAAGAGTTGAATTGGCGGAAAATGGTGGAAAGCAAGACCAATACGCCGCATCTTTTGGTGGATGGAATTATATGGAATTCAAAGGTGATGATGTGATTGTTAATCCATTACGAATAAAAGATAGTATTCAGGATGAATTGGAAAACAATATAGTTCTTTATTTTACAAATTTCACACGAAATAGTTCCGATATATTGGTAGAGCAAGTTGAAAAAATGAAAGATAATAACAAAACATCAACCCTATCACTCCACGCATTGGCAGAGCAAGCGAAGATGATAAAAGATTGTTTGATAAAAGGAAATATAGATGATTTAGGTGAGATATTAGATTATGGATTTCAGCAAAAGAAAATGTTAGCAAAAGGAATTAGTACGCCTGAAATAGAATTGTTATATGAAACTGCAATTAAAGCAGGTGCAACCGGTGGTAAGATAAGTGGTGCAGGTGGTGGAGGATTTATGTTTTTCTATTGCCCAAATAATACAAAATACGATGTTATTAAAGAATTAGATAAATTGAATATGGGGTATCATCAAAAATTTACATTTAATAAATTTGGGATGAGAGCTTGGCAAATTGGATAATTTTTTGTATGTTTATATTTGATAAAATAAATTTAATATGATACAAAAACCATTTAGGGTAGAAAAATTATGGGGATATGAATTGTGGATTCACAATGATTCCCAATATTGTGGCAAACTACTGGTGTTTCCACTCAAAGATTCACATTTTTCTATGCACTATCATTTGATTAAAAACGAAACTTGGTATATCCAAAGTGGAAGTTTTCGATATGATTATATAGATACCGATTCGGCAAAGTTATTTACAACCACTATAAATGCCGGAGATGTGATATATGTAGAACGTGGTATGCCACATCAACTCACTGCATTGGAAAATGATTCAGTCGTATTTGAAGTATCAACCGAACATTTCGAATATGATTCATATAGAATTTATAGAGATTCACCAAACGATTTGAATAATTATGAGCATAAAAACTTCTAAAGAAAATATTAGTAAAACAGAAAAACCTACAAAATTTGAATACATATTTGAAGATGAAGAATCTACTTCAATTTGGAAATATGATCTTGTAAAATTCCCAAACGGGCCCGTATCTGTGGAATATAAATGGAAAGCACATTACCTTAAAGAATTAGAACTCAAAAAGAAAAGAGGAAGATAAATTTAATAACAAACAAAAACAAAAACTATGAGCAAAAAGCAAGAGTTATTCGAACAAATGAAAGATTTATGGACAAAGTTCGAAGTGGAACACAACAAAACAACAAAAGTATCACAAAAGAACGCACGTACTTTCATTGGAGACCTTAAAAAATTGGTAACAGATTATAGAACGGCATCCGTTGAAGAAACTAAACAATAAGGTAAATTTGAGGAATGATATTCCTCATTTTTATTTTGTAGATTAAAAATAATTTTGTATATTAGAGTATTAACAAATTAAAAAACAAAAGTTATGGCAAAGTATTATTCAGTTATGGTTGCAGTCGAAGTAGAAGATGCAAAAGGTAAAATCAAAAAGAACAAAGAGCAGTATTTGGTAGATGCACTATCGTGTACAGAAGCTGAAGCAAAATTGGTAAAGAAGTTTACAAACGATGCAGTTAGATTGGAGTATGAGGTAGTTAAAGTATCTGAAACAAAAATCATTGAAGTTATAAATTAATAGATTTAACCAACAATTGGTGAAAAAAATTTTATTTATATCAGGAGTAGATAAAGACTCTATCATGTTGACATACCTAAAACCCTATATGATTAATAGGGGATATAATGTTATTAACGATGATAGAGTCTTTAACTCCCCTGTATTTAGTTGGTCAGAAAATAAGCCGCAACTTTTAGAAAATATAGATGGGCATTATTCTTTTAAATTTAATGACATTGATATCGATTATAAAATAACCAAAAATATTGGTTATGGTATGATGTCCGAAAATTTAAATTTTGCAAAAGAGCAAATATCCAAATTTGGATACGATAAAGTATATCTTTTTGTTAGGCAGTTTTTTCCAATGGGATTTAATCAATCTCAATTTGAATCGCCTGATAAAAGTGTTCTGGAAGTCATATATCTAAATGTAAATGAAGCATTTCACGAAACGGATGATAGAATTTTAAGTTTTTTAGATAACCACAAAGTTATCTCATCCGGAGCATTTGGATATACTCATAATAATTTTTATTATGAACCTTTTTTGAATTTATTATATTTTTACTATATTTACGGATTTGATTTCCTATCTTATAAGCATCTTAAAATTGATAAGCAAAATTTGATTGGGTTGTATTTAAAAAAGAATTATAAACCGGAAAGAGATAGTTTATATAATGATATTCTTAATAAGTTTGAAGTAGAGGGTATAGAAAATAATTTATTAGAAATATACGATAGTATTGCAAATAAACCAACATTTCTGACGGATTTAATTACAATACATCAATCATTTGGGTGGGAAAAAAATCACTATTCAACATATACCGATTACATAACATCAGTATGTTCGTTTTTATTTGAGACAACAAATTATAGAACCTTCCAATGGCCTGCGAATGGTAAAAATAGGCAATATATTACCGAAAAAACTTTAAAAGCAATTTTATTTTCTAAATTAAACATACCATTTATAGTTGATATGAATCCGTATAACTTTTTAGAATTGCATAAATTGGGATTTTGGTTTATGAATACTGAATTTTTTGATTTTGAAAAAATAAATTCAGATAAAGAAATCGCTGAAAATTATAAAAATTCTATAGATAAAAGTATAGAATATGTTTTAAATACATACAAAGAAAATGGTTCCGATTTAAATAAAACTCACAAAAAGTTAGAAGTATTGTATTCAAACAAAATGCAAAATAATTTTAATCAATTTATGAAATATTTGGAAGGACCTAAAAATTGTGATAAACTAATTGAATTTATATTATATGGACACAGAGATTAAACAAGAAAAAGAATTAGTTCTTAAAAGAGTACCGCCAGGTGATAGATGGGTATTTGCCGATGGTGGTAAAACTATCTACCCATCCCTAACGGATGGGTTGGAAGCGTGGTATCAACAAAATGGTGATACTAATTTTTACATTGAAGCAAGAAAAGGAACGGTCGAAATTATCAGAGAAGAAGAAGTAGAAGTTCCTGTAAAACGGTTCTCATTATATGGAGAAGATTAAAACATTGGTTATAGCTAGTGGTTATTTTAATCCAATACATAAAGGACATATAGAGTATCTTAATAGGTCTAAATCATTGGGAGATTATTTATTTGTAATACTCAACAATGATTACCAACGAACATTAAAAGGTTCGAAGGAATTTATGAGAGAAGATGAAAGACGTATTATTTTAAAAAATATAAAATGTGTCGATGACGTAATCATTTCGATAGATACTAACAGACAAGTTGATAACACAGTTGAATTTATTTACAAAGAAATGAAAAATAAATATCAAAAATTTATATTCACCAATGGTGGTGATCAAACATCAGATACAATTGCAGAAAAAGATATCTGTACCAAGTTGGGTATAGAAATGGTATTTGGATTAGGAGATAAAATTCAATCATCTTCTTGGTTAATAAAGTAA